GTATAATACTCCTGCTGAGGCACAAAAATATGTTGACATGTATGGTAAAGGTGCTAAGGTTAAAAAAGAAGAACTTCAAGGCCAAAAAGAAAAGAATAAAGACGAACTAGAAGAAGGCAAAATGTCAGACATTGACGCCATGAAAAAAGATGGTGCCTCTGCTAAAGACATTGCTAAAGCATTAAAGATTTCAGTAGCAACAGTTAAAGACATACTAGGCGAAGACGAACAACAAAACAAAGAAGATTTAGAAGAGTCTTTTAGTCCTGCTATGTTAGCAAAATTAAAAACAGAATTTGGTCCTTTAAAAGGTAAAACTATTACAGCTGCTAGAGCAAAACAGTTGATGAATATTTTAGATAAATTAAAAGATAAAGATTTAGAAACTTTAAAAGGTGCAGGTATACCTTTTGTTTCTGGTGGTGCAATGTCTAAACTTTCAGTAAGAAAAATGAAATTCAAAGTAACTACAATTAATCCTTTCAAAGAAGAAACAACGGAAGAATCTTATACAGTAAAATACGTAGACCCTTTAAATAAAAAAAACTTACGTATGAAACATGCTGATGAAAAAGACGCTCAAGATATGATGGATAGATTAAAAAAAGCAGGCGTTAAAGATATTAAAATTGTAAAAGAAGATTTAGACGAGGCTTCATTTGAAGAAGCATGTTGGGTAGGATATAAACAAGTAGGTATGAAAAACAAAGGTGGTAAACAAGTACCTAATTGTGTACCTGAAGAAAACGATTTAGAGGAAGAAGTATTAGATGAAATGGCTGCTTTAAGAAAAAAAGCAGATAAGTCCGGTATCTCATTTAGTATTCTAAAAAAAGTATTTGATAGAGGCATGGCTGCTTGGAAAGGTGGTCACAGACCAGGTGCAAGTCAGCACCAATGGGCTTATGCTAGAGTAAATTCATTTATCACAAAAGGTAGTGGTACATGGGGTGGTGCAGATAAAGATTTAGCTAAACAAGCAAGAGGTCAAAAAGAAGACCTTGACGCAGTGCCACAAGATAGAGACGTTAAGAAAAAAGATGGTACTCAACCTAAAAAATACTATAAAGGTTTAAGTAAAGATGTTAAAGGCGCAAGAGCTTCACACTTTAAGAACAATGATTCTAACAAAGAGGCACCAGGAGATAAAGACGCAAAAACTAAACCATCTATTCACACACAAAAATATAAAAAAATGTATGGCGAGGGTGCAAGAGAATTAGTATTAAAATTCTTAAAACAAAAAATGCAAACTTCCAAGGAGGAAAAATAATGAGTTATTTAAAAAATAAGCCAAACTCTTTAGAAGATATGGCAAAACAAATGCAGATACACACTAATGAATCTGATTACCAAGATAAATTTAAAAAAGAATTAGACAAAGCCGGCAAAGGTATAGGTTCTATGACACCAAAAGAAAAAAAAGATTTCTTTAATAAGATAGACAAAATGCATACGGCAAAAAAAGAAAACGTTAACGAAGAAGTTAATTGGACAGAAGCTGCTGAAGAACAAGAGAAAAGATCAGACGAAGCTAAGTATTATAAAGCTGAAGAAAAATCTGAAATTCCAGCAATTGATAAAGACAATAAACCTGGTGTTAAGATCGCTAAGATTAGAGCAATGAAAAGTGACGACAAAGAAAAGAAAGAGTCAGAGATTGATAAACTTAAAGATCAAAACACATTATTAAAACAAAAATTAGAAAACGAAAAACACAAGGCAGTTAAGCCAGCACCTAATAAAGATACAGGCGAAGTACCTTTATCTATTGGTATTGCTTACAAACATCTAAAAGATAAGATGAAAACTGAAGCTGCTAAGTATAAAAAAGAACAAAAAAAAGACGAAACTCAAACTAGAGATCAAGAAATGGCAGACCCTAAAGGTAAAACTGACACAGGCCAGCCTAAAACTCCAGTTGAAATGAATCCAAAAATTAATCACTCGTTTTAGGGAGAATATAGATGGCGTGGGTAACAGTACCAGGTACTAGTAACATTTGGCAATATGAAAATACTGCTACAGCCTCTAATACATATTCAGACTCAGCCGCCGGTGCTAACTCAACTATATCAGGTGGAATAAGAACGTATACTAAACCAGGCACCAGTAGTACTGTAAAAACTTATATCAGATGTAGGAAAACAGGAACAACTGTTGAAAGAGGAGAATTATCCAAAACCTACTATGATGGACAATAAGAATACCAGAATATATTGTGACATGGATGGTGTCCTTTGCGACTTTGTAAAGGGTGTTGAGAAACTACATGGTATAACTATTAATAACTGGTCATACGGAAGTAAAACTGAAAAGTGGTCTAAAGTAAAAGCAACGCCTAAATTTTGGCATACACTACCATGGCATACTGGTGGTAGACAACTCTGGTCTTTCATATCAAAGTACAAAGCACATATCTTATCAGCATACGTAGAAGAAAGTTTTGATCCTAATTGTATACCAGGCAAGACACATTGGGCAAGAACAAATTTAGGTATACCAGGTAACAGAATTAATCTCGTTAAACGAGTACAAAAACAAAATTACGCAAGGGTCATGGGCAGTCCTGCCATTCTAATAGATGACTATAAGAAGAATACAGATCAATTTAAAGCAAGAGGTGGTATAGGCATACACCATACGACAGTAGGTAACACTTTAAGAGAGTTAAGATCACTAGGTTTCTAACTTATTTCCGTTATAAATAGTGTTAGTTATAACAACAAAGTTAATTAATTAATTAAGGAGAAAAACAATGGCTTTATGGGGAAACGATATTAAACCCAAAAACTTAACCGAAGCTGAGAAGAAGGAAGTATACGCTACTGCTTCAGGCTGGGTTAGAGAAGCGGGTTCAATTCTTTCAGGTAATGATAACACAGCTGCTACACCAGAAGTTTTGGTTGCAGTTGGTCAACTTGCTACTAATATGGGTGCAGGTGATATCACTGAAATAGAATTTATTACGACAGCATTTGATAAATCTGCTGGCGGAACACTACAAGTAAGAGTAAGATTTAATGAAGACGTAACTGTAACAGGTACACCGACATTATCAGTAACAAATGGTAATCAAGGTTCTGGTTCAGGTAGAGGTCCTCACGTATTATCTTATGCTTCAGGATCAAACACTAATGAATTGGTATTCAGTTTAGTTGTAGGAGCTAATAATGCTGCTACTAACGCTGACGATGTACTAACAATTGGTACTAACGCAATGGCACTTAACGGTGGTACAGTAAAAGATAGAGGTACTAATACTAACTCTACTATTACTAACGCTTCATCAATAGGTACAGCGGCTGGTTCTTTAACAGTTGTAGCTTAATAAACAATTTTGAATAAACTAATATTATAATACTAGTAAAATAATAAGGAGAAACAACATGGCAACAGTTAGCAAAATAACTTTTGAAGGTGATACTGGAGATTTCAACAGAGCTCTTGGCGGTACAATAACTGCTCAAGTGGTAATGAGTGAAGACGTAACAGTATCAGGAACGCCTGTTCTTAATCTAACTAATGACAATGCTGGCGAAGGCGATAGCAGAGTACAGTGGTTAGAAATGTCAGCTCATAACGGAAACGAAATGACTTTTTCATACACTCTAGAAGCAGATGATAAAAAATCTGGAGCAGTAGATGACAATATAACAATAGGAGCTAATGCATTAGCATTAAACGGTGGAACTATCAAAAACAGAGCAAGTGGTGATGACGCAACTATAACTCATTCAGCACAAGCTGGTTCAAGATTAGTTACTTGGATCACACCAACGTAATATTATATAAAATTTTATAGGGGTCCTAAAAAGCCCCTATATAATAATAACAATTGATGTAGTCAAATGGCTACAGTAGCATTCCCGAAAGGGTTTTAAAAGGAGAAAAAATGGCAGACAAAAAGGTAACACAATTAACTGATCTAGGCGACGCTCTAGATACAGCAGATTTATTTCATATAATAGATGACCCGAGTGGTACACCTATTAACAAAAAGATTTCAGCTGAAAATGTATTCAATAATATTCCAAGTTGGATTGCATTAAAACAAACAGCACAAACAATAACAGCAAGTGGATCAAGTCAAGCGGCTGATCTAACTTCAGCAGTGACTTTGATTGACGCTACATCGGCAACAGCACCAACAACACTAGCGGCTGCTTCAACAGATGGACAAATTAAAACAATTTTAAATTCGTCTACAGGTGGAACAAATGCAGTGACAATTACACCATCAAACTTTAAACAAGGTACTACAGTTACATTAAACGCTCCAGGTGAGTCAGTAACTATGATTTACAAGTCAAGTTTTTGGTATATAATCGGTGGTGAGGGTTACGTAGTAGCTTAATATATAATATAATAGGAGTATATAATGGTAATTGATGAAAAATTATTACTAGAGGAAAAAGAGAAGTTAACAAAAGAGTTTAATGATCTTGCCTCTAAAATTAAGAGTGTTGAGTTAAACGTAGGTACTATGAAAGCAAATTTAAATGCAATTAATGGTGCTATACAACAAACAGACAATCTTTTAAATAAGGTAAACGAACAAACAAATGAAAAAATTTAAATCATTCATAAAAGAAGAAGATTTAAA